ATCCCAAATCTATTATTTATGAATAAATATAATGGACAACAATATGTTTATTCAAGGAATTATTGTAAGTTGCGTTTACCTTATTTTTCGATTTATCGAAATGAGATTTATTATCAAAGAGACAATTCCATTGAAAAAATTAATGCGCGATACTTTAGTAGTTTATATTAGTTTTGTTTCCGGAATATTTGTTTATACCCAAATAGAACCTATCAAAAATATAACCAATGTTCCTGTTGTATTTACTAATAGTCCAGATTTTTAATTAGGTTTTGGTCATAATTGTTAATGTTATCAAACATCCAATCAAAACGCCAAATGCATCCGACCACATCGGTATAGTATTATCTGGAGGTATAACTGTTTTAATAGAGTGACTAACAAATGTACCAAAAATAACAGCCAATACGCTTGCATAAACCTCTGCTATACCGGCGTCTAATAAATTACCTTTTGGCATGAATACTTTTAAATATTTTAATACATACCAAATACCTAAAACATCAATCAGGCCTATTATAATACCATATGAAACTCCTACAAATATTGTTTTATATGTTATAGTTTCGCCATTATTTAAAAATTCTGAGAAGGTCCATGGTTCTTTTTTTTTAGCTTTCCTAGCATTATTTTTTAAGGCGAATGCTATTAAAGACATGCCAGCTACAGATAGTAGTGAAATTGCTATAAATAAATACCCCTTAGCTTTCTTGTTCATATGATATATATTAACAAGAAAAATCATGCATAAATTGGTAGTGCATCAATATCAATAAATTTCTTTTTGCCACATTTCTTCCTATTTGAAAGAAATCGAGAGAATACAGGGTTCGATACTTGTTTTTGCGGCGTATGATTATGAACAGATCGGGCAATCATCTTATATAATTTAAAATCGGGATATCTTTCTTCACCACATTTTTTATATAAAATATTTCTTCCTTTATCATCACAGCACCATTCGCTAATTAATGCTGCTATTGGATCGCCACCTGTTTTAATATCATCTATATCATCCATAAAAAAATCGTATAACGCGCAACCCAATCTACATAAATCAAACGAAGGGTTGGGGTCTAATCTAGGTTTCTTATCATTCATATATGGTTGACAATTATACTGCGTGGCTGCATCACCTTTTGGATGAAAACTATCACTACAAATAAACTTACCTTTAAATGAATAGATTGATCTGCCAAAATCTATTACTTTGAATAATCTCCCATAAGTAGGTACCTTATAATAAACTTTATTGTATCTATAGTAAAGAAATTGTTTGTCGGTTTTATTAAACATAATATTATTGGTATGAAGATCATTGTGCGTAAAATTAAACATCTTTTGATATGCTATTAGTGTCATAATTATTTGAAATAGGCAAGATATTAGTGTCATAATTATTTGAAATAAGCAAGATCGCCATTCATGATCGGATAATTCTTCACCCAACAATGAATCAAGAGTCGCTTCCATCTTTTCCAAACAAATAATTTGTACTGGAAAATCTTTGATAATGGCATTGCAAATAATATCAGAATCCATACTACTAAAAGAAGACATGGACGCTTCTTCCTCTTCATCGCTAGAAGATTCTTCTTCTTTATTTGAACCGTCTGAAGTATGGGATGAACGTGACGAACAAGTAGAGTCGCTTTTTCTACTACTGTTATTTTGAGTGTTTTTATTTTTTAGATTAAATTCGAATACCAAAGCTTCCGTTAATTTTACAGGCTCATTATTTACAGTGGATGTGGTAATAAACAAATCATCAAAATTCTCTCCATTCAAGGAATAAACCGATTTATTGCTAATATTTTTATCAATCTTTAATTTCTTTTTATAATTTCGGGTATCTGCGTCAAAAAACATTTCATCATCGATAGCTTCTATATCAAATAATTTACCTTTCTGTTCATGGAAATATTTGCTATCATTTAAATATTCTAAATCATCAAAAATATTCATATTGAATTTTTCTTGAATTCCCAAAAAAGACCCAAAAAAGTCTAATCCATGAATAAATTTATGGTTATGTAAAACATTGCTTGTCAAATAAGTAAAAAATCCATCCACATAAGCTGAATTATTAGCATCGAGTACTTTAGGATGGCATGTATTTTGAGATAGTTTGGGTAACGATTTTTTCGATTCTTCGGTTAAATCTCCATATTTTCCAACCATAAATTTAATGGGATCGATCAATGGAGAGAATTTGAAAAATGCTTTGGAACTTTCTTCATTGTTATCAGATTTAACTTGACAATTATATGTATTTTTTTGATCTGTTTTTTCTAAATTTGTAATATGATATGGTTGATTTAAATTAATATTTTGATAATTACTTTCTCCTAGATTAAAAAATTTTCCATATAATGGAATATAATTTTGAATATGCTTAATTTTATTCAAGTCGAATTCTTTGAATAAGGCTGAATTATCATTTTTTTTATAGAAAATTTCAAACATTTATAGTTATAGATAAAAGAAATTATTAATTTTAACTGGATTTGTGCGTAATTTATATATAAATTATTAAATAAGCATATAATAACAATGAATTTAGAGCTGAAAAAATTCGATATGAAAAATATCTCTTTCAAAGCCAATGAAGCATCTGGTCCGGTTATTGTATTGATTGGAAGAAGAGATACAGGAAAGAGTTTCTTGGTAAGAGATTTATTGTACTATCATCAAGATATTCCAATTGGGACGGTAATTTCAGGGACAGAAGCGGGTAATGGTTTTTATGGTTCATTAGTTCCTAAATTATTCATTCATGATGAATACAACACTGCCATTATTGAGAATGTTTTAAAAAGACAAAAAATGGTGATAAAGCAAGTTAAAAAGGAAAAGACGGCTTATGGTAGATCAAATATAGATGGAAGAGCTTTCTGTATTCTTGACGATTGCTTATATGATAATTCTTGGTCAAGAGACAAATTAATGAGACTTCTTTTCATGAATGGTCGCCATTGGAAAATTATGTTAATTATTACGATGCAGTATCCTCTAGGTGTACCACCTAATCTACGGACTAATATAGATTACACATTTATCTTAAGAGAGCCCTACATTGCAAATAGGAAAAGGATTTATGAAAACTTTGCAGGAATGTTTCCAACATTTGAATCTTTTTGTCAAGTAATGGATCAATGTACAGAAAACTATGAATGTTTAGTTGTATCAAACAATGCAAAATCCAATAAATTAGAAGATCAGATCTTTTGGTATAAAGCTAGTGCACATAGAGACTTTAAATTGGGAAGTAAAGAATTTTGGGAGATGAGTAAAAATTTGGGAAGCGACGACGAAGATGATAATTACGATCCAACTGCTGGTAGAAAGGGTCCTACTATTAATGTAAAGAAGAGTAGATGGTAACTAAATTATATTTACTTTGGTAAATGATCCGCCGCCCAAACTTACAGTCGTTTCATATTTTTTTTTTGAAAATGCTTTATAATCAAAAGAGCAATTATGATCTTCAAATGGAAAATGTTTTGAACAAAACATTAATTCACATTTACACGTTTTATTTTGTTGAACTAAATTAAGTTTCTTTCTACAACCATCAAACCCGCATCTGTGAGTTTTCTTTTTCTTTTTCTTTTGTGGTTTTTTCTTTGGAGCAGGAGGAGGACTTTTAATTTTGATGCAATTATCCATATTTATTGGAGTGCTTCTGCCTTTCAAAGAATTTGGAGAAATCTCGCCTGGATAATCGTTCGTTTGATTCATGTATAATTATATAAGATATTGGTTTTATTTTATATAATTCAATTAATTAATTTCAATTTAATACTTAATTATTTACATCATGGTCATCTTTCTCAGAAATTACCATATCTACATTTGTTTTTACATTGTCGGCGCTTTGTTCCAAAGCATTAGCTTCTGCTTTATCAGTGTCTCGCGTTCTAATATTTTCTCCTTCAAATAATTCTTTCCTGATATCAGCTGAACTGACAACCTCTTTTTCATTGAATTTTTCCTCAGTACTAGTAACGCCAATACCAACTAAATTACCATCCTTATCTACATTTTGAGTTAATTTATTACCGCTTTCCTGAGCAATTTTAATATTTTCTTCTATTGCCTTTTTCTTAGTTTCGGCTACTCTTTTCTCAAATTCGTGTTTGGCTTGTCTTTCATTTTTATTCTTTTCATGCATAAGTTGATTAAGTTCCTCCTCTAGATACTCAACGCGCCCTGTTTTGTATGCTTGTGGATCCCACGGCATCCACATTCCAACTGGACCTACAAAAACATCGTGATTTGGGTCAATCTCTCTTAACAATTTGCATCTTAACTCAGCCTCCTCTTGTGAAGGAAATGAGCCTCTGACTTTTAGTCCCCGAGTATTTGTCTGAAATGAGTACATTTCATTAAATGTTTTTTCAAGATCTTCTTCTTTAGCATCAATAAAGTTTTTGTAGTCATCTCCAATTGTGGTTTGGACAAGATCTTTTTGTTCACTTTTTACATACTCTTGAAAATCTCCCATAATTTTATCAAAATTCATACTATATTTATAAGATAAGAAATTAAGAAATGCTGTAAATTTCTGCACTCCTTTGGTGTAATCCCAATGCTTTAGGAATTCCTCAAAGAAAAATAAATCTTTCTTTTTCAAAATATTATCAGGACTTACAAATGAGATACAAGTAAATTTTTGTCCTGCAACTGGTTTATCTTCATCAAGTAAATCGACATATTTAGGATTAGAAGATCCATCAGCTAATTTTTGTCTTTCAAAAGCTAATTCTTTAGTCATTTATATATTTGAGAGTCTTATTATTTTAAGTTATTTTTTACAGCTTATAATTTTTTTTTCTCGAGATTATTATATAATGCTCGGTGAATTAGGAAGTCTCTTAGATCTTGGCGAACTTATCCGTCGCGTCGTCAAATACTTAGTTGAAGGTATCATGGTAGCAATCGCTGCTTATGCTATCCCAAAACGCTCTCTTAACTTAGATGAAGTTATGCTCATTGCTCTTACGGCTGCAGCAACCTTCTCCATCTTGGACACTTACGTCCCTAGTATGGCGGTTGGTGCCCGTTCCGGTGCCGGTTTTGGTATGGGAGCCAATCTTGTTGGATTCCCTCGTATGTAAATAAATTAGTTTAGTATAATCTTAAAACAAATTATACTTTGCAATTCAAGAAAGGATATTTACTATATAACTTGAATATCGCCTGTTCTTTTGCTTTAGCTTCAATCAATATATCAATTTCAACTTTATATTTTACCGGGATTTCTAATAAGAATTCAGGAATTACTTCAATGTAATCTGAGTGATGACCACATCTACCGCTTCCTTGTTCGGAAACATGAAATTTGGGTTTTATACCTCGTCTTTTCCAGCTGTTTAAAATTTCTTCTATATATTCGCTCTCGGGTTTTAGTGTTTCATCAGGATGTAACAAATTATAACAAGTATAGTGATGCGTATCAAATACAATTGGTATATTTACCTTTCTAGATACATAAATACAATCTTCAATCGAAAAACATTTTTCACAATTTTCAAGTACAAGTCTATTTTGAACAGCCTGGGGTAATCTTTTAAAATTTTCACACCATCTGTCTAGAGTTTTTTGCTTATCGCCATATTTCCCACCACCGTGCACTACCATTACAGAATCTTTTCCGATTTCCATTCTATCTAATACTTCTGCATGATAACTTAAATCTGAAATGGTTTGATGGAAACATTTCTCGTTAGGAGTTCCTACTACATTATATTGACCAGGATGAAATGTGAGTCTATGATTCAGTGATCTAGCGTATTTGCCAATTTTTTTAAGCAACTTATCTGCAAAATCCATTGTATAATCTTCTACTTTAGGATTACTTTTATGTGGAAATAACTCACTTGAAATCCGCAAAACTTTAATACCATTTGCTTCATTCCACTGAATTAATTTATAAAGATCCGCAAGATTTTGTATGATTTTTAATTTAAGTTCATCGATTCCAAGCTCTTCTATTTTTCTCATTATCATTTTTCTGGAACAGAATATTGGTGGTTTTTGTTCACGCAAGATTGTATTTATGCAACACAATCCTAACTGTACTGGTTTGTTCTTAGACATTATTGATTTATGTAATATAACTTAGTAGTCGTAGGATAATGTTAGTATAATAAATTTTTTATAATTCAATTTATTATATGAATTGGCTTATAATTTTAATAATCAGTTTTATAATTTGCGGTTTAGTATATATTTTTTATCCTGTAAAAGAATCGATGCGCAGTAAAGTCACGCCAAAATTAAATATAGTTTTTTTAGGAGATTATGTACTACATGAGGCAGAATCACAAAAATACCCTTCTATAAAAGAGATATTTAAAGCAAAATTTCCTTTGGCCAATGTAAAATCATTTACATCAGAATGTAAAACGCTTGAAGAGTTTGAAAAAGAAATAAAGAAAATGTCACCTGGTAAATATAACACCAAGGATACATATTTCTTTTTATCAGTTGGATCAAGTGCTATACATGAAAATTTAATAAATTGTTCAAAAGTATATGATGTTAAGCCAACACAAACAAATTCTGGTAAAAGATCTATGTGTTTATCAAGTAAACAAATGGAAAAAAAGTGGATTCCTAAGATACATGATCTAAAAAAAAAATTTAATAAAGCTAAAATAATTATCATAGGAAGTTATTATCCAAAAAAAAAAGAAAATATCAAACTTTGCGGGTCATCTTTGAATTCGGATCAAATGTTGCACGAAAATATAGAATCGTGGAATAATGATATTTCAAAATATTTAAAAGATAAGAAAAATATAACCTTTCTACCATTAGATAATATAATTTCAGATAATGATCTTGAAAAAGATGGAATTACAATAAAACCCAAATCTATAAAAAACTTAGCAAAGATTTTATTTCATGAAATCAAATAGTTGGTACATATTCCCATCTTAATTCAAAACAAATTTTTTTCCATATTTCATCCTGTTCTATTCTTTTTACAGGATCTTTTAACATTGGAAAAAATGGCAGGAATTGTGTTTCTCCTAATAACTCACACATTTTGTATAAAACATAATAGTAATTAAGAAAGTTGACACGATCATCAGGGCAGTGTTTGGCATACGGACGTTGAATATCCATAAATAAACTACAAAGTTTATCTTCTAATTCAGGACTCATTATAGGTGGTTTAATTCCCAATTTATCTTTAATAAATGGTATATGTTCATAGTATTTGTTATAACCTAATTTTTTTAAAATATCTTTTGCTCTTTTATTTGTCATTTGTTTTAAACTGATACGTTCTTTTTTGATTTGTGCTTTTATATTAATAAGAACTTCTTCCGGAATTTGGGTGGTTTCTTTTGCTTGAAATTGAGCAAGAATTTCTCTGAAATGATTAATTCTTTTGTAAGCATAGAAACACACTTCTTTAGGTGGTTCTTTGTATGAAGGCTTTTCGTGTTCCACCAAATAAGAAAATCGATTTCCACAATTTTTACATATTAAAACACCTTCATAATCAACGGAAATTAGTTCACCTTTACAACTTTCACATATATCATGTTTTGTTGTATATTGTGAAATATCAAAAAAGTTTTCATCAATATTTGTTAAATATTTTTGAATGGATGAAAGTTCATCTGATTTATCAGATGTTTTTTCGCTTTTGTTTTTATCAAAAAAAGAATGTAATATTCTAGTTTTATTTTTTCCTTTTGATGTTTTTTTCTTTTTTTCAAAATAATCAAAAACATGTTCTGCATTATCTAACAAATAATTCTTTTTTTTTGTTTTATTAACTTTTATATCTATCCGTATTTGTCGAAGTCTATCTTCAAGATTTAGACGTTCTTCAATATTTATATTACTTTTTTTTAATTTATTTTTT